CTTTTTTGTTACAACTTTGTGAATAAATAAAACTTGAGTGCTCTCTGTTTACTGTGTAGACACTGCTCCGCTGTGAATGCACTACTTAAATCTTTTTTATTTTTCTTTCGATTAGGGCTTGCACCTCTGTGTCCACTGTGTCCACAGTACCTCTCAGCCGAGGAGGCTGCTGACAGATGAACGAAGAGGAACAGAGGAAATCGGTTCACTACCGGCTTCCGTTGTTTTCCAGAAGGAAGCTGAAGAAGCTGGCTAAGAGCTGGGAGACAACGATGACCGGGGTGCTGGTACGGCTGATCGAAAGGGCCAAGTTATGAGGGAGCCCTTCGATTATCATAAGACCACAATATGCCACTGGGTTTTTATAGCTTTCTGCCTAGGGGCTGGCATCTCGGTCATTCTCCTCGCCTTCGCCGGATGATCACTCACGTTACAATCAAGAAGGCGGCTGAGCGGTTCAGCTTCCACCCAGACACCATCCGGAGGGCCATCAAGAAGAAGGATCTGAAGGCTGTGAAAATAGGGGGCAGCATCCGCATCCCGGTGAAATCTTTGGAGCAATGGGGAAGCTAAGCAGAGACAAGGGCAAGCGGGGGGAACGCCAGTGGCGTGATATGCTCCGAGAGTTTGGTTTCCTTAAAGCCTACAGATCCCAGCAGTACAGTGGAAAGGCTCCAGACGGCTCCTCAGCAGACGTTCAGTGTCCGGAACTCCCCAGCATCCACTGGGAGGTCAAGAACGTCGAGAAGCTCAGTCTGTGGGCTGCTATGGCGCAAGTGCTGGCCGATAGGCCAGTGGGGAAGATCCCAGTGGTGGCCCATACCAAGAACAACCACGGCTTTCTCGTCACACTGCCGGCTGAGGACTTTCTGAATATCCTACGAAGAAGCGATTTAGTGCAAAGCACCACAAAGAATTTCAGTCTTAATGGCTGAATATAACAAAATAATACAATGATAATAACAGAACCGAAGAAAAAAGAATACGAACTGGCCCCCGAAGGAATGAGCAACGCTGTTTGCGTTGATGTGATTGATGTGGGGCAAGCGATGGGACTGAAGCCGGATGACTTAGGCCGGTATCTGGTTCCCTCCAAGAAGTTCGCCTCCAAAGCCAGATGCAAATTTGTGTTTGAGCTGGAGAACGAGATGGAGGACGGCAGACGGTTTATCCAGCAAACGGATAACCCGGCCAGCCTCTACAAGCCGGCTGCTGGCCAGAGTGGCCAAACCTCCAATATGAGGGAGCACCTCGACAACTGGGGCATCCAGTTGCCGGAAGATAAGAGCAAGGTGGATCTAAAGGCGCTTCTGCTGGGCAAACAGGCCACTCTCCGGATCAAGCACGAACCGGACGCTCAAGGCCGCATCTGGGCCAACATCAGCACCATCAACCCGTCCAGCACGACACTGGAGCCGAGTGGCGAGTATGATCCGGCAATGGCCAGAGAGCGGATCAAGGAGAGAGCCCTAAAGGCCGCCATAGAGGACGTAGTGGAAAGCGTGAAAGAAGGAGAATGAGCTATGATCGTCATCACTCCCGAGAAGAAGAAACGCTCAACGGGAGCCCACTGGTATTCAACTGGTGGGCTTCCGGTTCACACTCAGCCGGACGGAAAGAACACCACTCTTAGGCACGCCAGAAAGCAGAACCTTCTGCCTTCTGTCACCACTCTGATCGGCCAGCTTGAGAAGCCTCAGCTCAGCAAGTGGAAAGCTGACAAGTGCATAGCAGAGAGCTTCAACAATCCGCCAAGGGAAGGGGAGGCCGTGAGGGATTACCAGAACCGGATCCACCAGAGCCTCAAGGACGAGCAGACCGAGGTGCTGGACTTCGGAACCCGGATCCACAAGGCGATTGAGGATGTGAACAACGGCACATTCAACTCACTGAAGGAGCCGGATCTGTTCCCCTTTGTGGAACCGTTCATCCGCTGGACATATCGCCGCCTCAAGACGGTGAAAGCTGTTGAAAAGATTGTGGTAAACCCTCGGCACGGCTACGGCGGCACAGTGGATCTCTACTGTTGTCTCTACAAGGAGGCCAGACCAGTAACGATTGTGGATTACAAGACGCAGAATATTCGCAACGGCAAGGTGAACTTTTACGAGAGCTGGGTCTACCAGTTGGCGGCATACCGCAAGTGCTTCAAGCCGGTTCCCCAGTGCGTGAGCCTCGTCATCAACAGCAATGAACCGGGTGAACCGATAGAGAAGATCTGGACAGCCAAGGAGCTGCAAGCCGGCTGGAGGATCTTCAAGAGGCTGTGCCGCATCTGGCAAGACACCAAAGGCTATAAACCTCAACCGAAAGAAAGCAATGGCAACACAGAAGAAGGTTAAGCTCAATGGAAATCCTCGACCAACCTCTCCCAAACTCAGTGCAGTTCAGCGAACCGTGTCTGACAACAAGCGAGAGTTGGATCATCGAGAATATGGTGAAGGATATGAAACAAGCGGGGAAAAGGTACTGCGTAACGAGATGCCAAAAGAAGCTGAAAGGCCAAGTAAGGGATTATCTGATACTGTGGAAAGTTCTGTGAACAAGGCGTGCATAAAGAACTTCCCCAAGGAGCCACCGCCGGCTCTGTTTGAGGCCACTGATCTGATTGATGCAGCCACAGCCTTCTGGGGGCTGGAGGAGGGCGACATAACGAGCCCAAGCCGGAAGGTGGAGATCTGCTGGCCCCGCTATGTCTGTGCCTCACTGCTGAGGGGCAAAGGGATGACTCTGTGCTCAATCGGCAAGGTATTCAACAGAGATCACGGCACTATCATCAACGCTCTGAAGCAGTTCAATACGCTGACTGAAACTTACCCAGCCTACAATCAGCAAGCCAAGGAGTTTGATAAGTTCTGCTGGAGCATCATTGGCCAAGCACCATTAAAAAGATATAAACTTGGATCCAGAAACCGCTAACAGAAAAGGAGATAGGTGCATTTAGTTCGTAATATAATAGATATATAGATATATATAGCTATATAGCTATAGATAGAATAATAGATAATAATACTTAATAATTAAGAATAATATCCCCCCTCTATGTAAACAATAGGTACAGTGTAACAATGAGTACAGTAGATACAACGGAAAGCGAGAAACCTAAAGGCGTGAAGGTTGTTGAACTTAGTTCAAAGGAGATCTGGACTTTCCAGAAGCAAGTTGAGCTCCTCAGCAACCGAAGAGCAGAACTGGAAGAGGCTGGGATCTACTGCGTGTCCGGTCAGAACAAGATCCGACCAGAACATAAGGCTGAACATAGACAACTGGGAGAAGCGATTAGCATCCTAAAACAGAAAGCAGCCGGCATAGTGGATCCCAAGCCTCAACCAGCCAGACCACAGCCAACAGAAAAAAGGCGTAAACCAATCTCAGACGAGGAGAGAGCCAGACTGCTGAAGGAGTTTAGGAGAGTAAGGGCAGAATATGGCATATAAGGCGTTAGAATACTGTGAGCACTGTGATGACACTCGGAAGGAATAAAAAGACAGTAGTGGGGGCTTCAAGGCTTAGGATGGCCCTAGCAGAGAGGAGAAGGAGATCCTATCAGAAGCCAAAGAAAAGGAACCGCAAGCTAACCAAGGCTAAAAGGAGGCAGAAGCGTGCCAGCTAAGAAGAAGAAAACAACTCCAAAGAAGAAGCGTCTGCCTCGTAACGTCAAGACAACCGCTATCGCTGTGGCTGATATGACAGAATCAGAACGTATCGAGAGAGCTCAACACCTCGAAACAATTCATCTCCCCAAAAGCTGTATGACTCTCTCCAGAGATATCGCCAGAGGTAAAGTGAAGATGGGCCGTCCCAGCGATTACACTCCGCAAACAGTCGAGTCGCTGCTGAGATTTGTAGCTGCCGGTCTGCCACTGGAAAGAGCTGCTGCTGGTGCTGGAATCAATACTGATACGTTGTATGATTGGAAGAAAAGGTTCCTTGACTTTTCCGAAGCTATCGCACACGCGGAAAGTCAATATGCAAACCTTTGCCACATCACAATCAACGAAAGGATCATCGGCGGTGACGGTCATTTGGCTTTGAAAACCTTGCAGTCTCGGTTCTCGAAAGACTACTCGACCAGCAAGAAGGTGGAGATGCAGACGATGAGCTTCAGCTCGACGATCAGTCCGGAGCAACTGCTGGAGATGCAGAGGCAACGTAACGCACTGGATTCATCGTCTGAGTATGAATCAACTGCTATAATTGATTTAACTGAGGAAAAGGGGCTGATTGAGGAGCAGAGTACACTTCCGGGTACACCTATCGGCACAGAAGTCGATACCGGATCCAGTTCTGAGGATGACCCCACCACCCCCACAGGAGCCGGGGGGCCAGATCCCGCCCCC